CATCTTTAAATGCAGGGTTGCTCTGAAGATTTAGTTGGCCTTCGTTGTACGCTGCTAGTCCTCCTACTGGCTCAAAGTCCAGCAGTGGCTGAATGTCCCTCATGATTACAGTGTCGCAGTCGATGTAGACAGCTTTGCTGTAGTTTCTAAACAAATCCCCCAGCCAGAATCGATACATAGCAGGAGTAGTAATTCTCCCTTTAAGCATGTTTTCTGCTGCAGCTACAGCATCTTCACTCTCAAACACGGGGTCATACATAACAGTAACTTCTATGTTTTTAAACTTGGTGCTGTAAAAGTCCCACTTTTGTTGCTTACTGGGAACAAGCACATAAACCTTTAGCTTTTCTTCGCCATGGTAGTTTGCATCCAAGCTACGGAGCATGACTTCGGTGCCAACAAAGTAATTTCGGTCAGTGGCTGTTACCACGCAGGTATTAGCCATTCTCATCTTCCTTCATTGCAGCTTTCTTGTCTTTATACTCTTGAGCTAGTGCCCTATCAGTTGTGTTCTTGTAGTGGACTCTTTGCACTTGATCTGTGTGAAAACTTCTCCACTGCTGAGAATTTTTAGTTCCGCCCCAAACATCAATCCACTCCGATGTGGGTGTAAGTACGTGCTTTATAAATCTGAATCGTCCCCGCTCGCCCTTTATCTTTAGTTCTGTTCCTGGCTCAACATAGCGCCCGTTAATCTGCATCTCATAAGTGACTTCCCAGTCTGCGCTAGGGTTGTCTTTTTTGACAGCCTTCTTACGCCTCCCCATTGCTATCCTCCTTTTGTGTGAGCGTGTTTATTGCGTTGCGTACAGAACTAGCATACCACGTTCCACCTCTTGGCGCAAGTACCCCATTCACATTCAGCGTGTCAGCTATTGCCTGGAAAGACATTCCTTTCCTTCTGTGAATCATAAGCTGCTCTCTTACCTGCGGCGGATACATAGGCCTTGGCCCCATATCTTTACCCCAAACTACACCCTGCTCACGGCGGTCTTTGTGGATGTCTTTGGCACGCTCAGCAATAATCCCTCGCTCCATCTCAGCGAGTGCCGACATGATTGTCACCACAAATCTCCCCTGATAAGTAGACGTGTCTAGGTTTAAGTCCAGCATAATGAGTCTCCACCCATTCTTGCCAGCCCTATCCACAATGTCAAGAAAGTCCTTGGTTGACCTAGCCAACCTGTCAATCCTCGTCACAATTAGCGCTTGCGCTTTGCCTTCGTCTAACTGATGGAGGGCGTCTATTAATTTCGGTCGCCCCGACACGTTCTTACCAGAACGCCCCTCCTCTAGCACAACCTCATGCTCAGTAAACCCATACATCTCGGCTGCTTGAATCAGCTGCCTCTCTTGTGCCCCCAGGGATACACCATCCTCCACCTGCATCTGCGTTGATACACGTGCATATAAAAGGGCTTTATTTGGCGAGTTCACGTCTAAAGTATAATATAGGTATGGAATTCACTATTTTAGAGGGGCCAAACGTTGGCATTTTCGACAACTTTTTAGACCTTACCGATTGCGAAGACCTATATAACCTTGCAGTTTGGTCAAAGAAGCACGACTTTCAGCTAAACTTAGTAGACGAAGACGATCTTTCTATGGAGCAACAGCCTGGAGAAGATCGACAAGAACAGCACGCCAACGAGTGGAAACAACGCAACTTTTCTTTAGACCTGTACCCCAACCCCTACCTTAGAATTATAAATAGAGTCTACGAGCAATCCCTAAAAGGGGTCAACGAATATCTATACAAGATTCATTCGGATAGCAATTTCAATGTCGAACACTATGAGTTCAACACTCTCCACTATTTGCCGCAAGGAGACAAAATAGAAGAGCATGTAGATTGCTATGACTATGGACTTGTTTTCTACGCCGGGTTTTCAGACGACTATTCGGGCGGAGATTTGTACTTTAACGAGCACGATATAGCATTAAAGCCAGTTGCTAATAGAATGCTAATGATTCCTTCTGACGTATTGCATGAAGTTTTACCAATTGAATCTGGGCACAGGGTCTCTATGACAACATTTGTCCCAGTGGCACTTAGCTAATACTCAACACCGTCATCGACGGTCTGCTCAATCTCAAAGTCGTAAGAAACCCTCTGAGTAGGCTCTTGAAAGACCAAAACTAGGTCATATCTAACGCCCTTAGTGACATCAGTAATTTCCCAGCTATTTAATTCTTCATTTCTATGAATAACTATGTCCAATGGATTAGGTTGAAACCCGTTTCCATTAACTGTGTATCGAGTTTCTCCCTGAAAGTAAGACTCTGGCAAAGATGGGGTAACTACAGCGGTATAGACAGTTTCTCCATTTGCATCAAAGTCGCCATAAAGTTCTTCATAATTCTGAGCATCTTCAGTTTTTAATATTAAAAAGTGTCTAGGCTCAAGATTACCAACCATCCAGTAAGTATCCATTATGTGCTGTCTAGCAATACCATAAATCTTTTCAATTACACCAAAAGAGTCCCAATTGTCTGGCCTGTTTAGGAGCTTTATTACGGAACTTGTTTCGGTAATTTCTTCTTCAGATTCTGGGAACTTAGTGCTTATAAACTCTAATAAGTGCTCTGACTCCTGAATCGTTATTTGATTCTGTAAAACATCAAATATTTTTGGTAGATGTCGATTGTCTGCATTAAAAACTGGATTTTCGTATTCAGAGGAGTCCATTAGTAAATAAAATCTTTCTTCGGTCTTTTTTTGGGAAACAACCAGTACTTAATTTTTAAGTACACTCTTTCTAGGTAGTAAAGAACAATCATCTTATGATGCCTTTCTTATAGTGCTCTTCCCAAGCTTTAACGTCTGCTTCGTCGTTCAAGATGGGCTGACCTTTAATATTTAGGCTCGTATTCAATAGTACAGGAACTCCAGTAAGGCTATGCCACTTCTTTAAGACAGCATAAAGTCCAGAGTGTTCGTACTCATTGACAGTTTGAACACGAGAGGTTCCATCAGCATGAACAACGCTTGGCATCATTTCTGGTCTTAAAGCTCTAGGCGTGTACTGCATATAGGGAGACGCGTACCTCATATCAAACCAGTTGTGGGCCTCTTCTTCCAGAACTACTGGAGCAAACGGTCTAAACAGCTCGCGCTTCTTAATTAGGTTTACTTTGTCCTTAATATTAGGATCACGAGGGTCAGCAAGAATACTGCGATTGCCAAGAGCCCTAGGTCCATACTCTGCTCTTCCGTTAGCTACTGGTGCTATCTTGTCTTCAATAAGGGCGTTTAGTATTTTGTCTACGGGATATTCGCCACCCAAGTCATGTCCCAAATAGGGACTCCTCCAATATAGGTGGTCGCCATACATTGCAGCAGCAGCCCCTAACGCTGAACCAGCATCGCCAGGGTTGGGCATAATCCACACGTTCTTAAACATGTTCCAGAGCAGAGTATTGGCTTTACTGTTTAGGGCACAGCCTCCCATAAAGACTAGATTTTCTTTACCAGTCAAAGCTTTTGCCATCCCCATAAACTCGATGAGCCGCTCTTCAAACACTTTCTGCACTGCGGCTGCAATATCAAACCTAGCCTGACCCTCTACGAGCTCCTCCCAGTCGTGAATCCCAGAGTGGAAGTTGTACTTCTGGTGGGAGAATACAGGAAAGTAATCACGAACTTTTTGGTAGTAGCGGTCTGCATTCCCATATGCAGCCATGCCCATCATGATGTACTCTTCTTCGTTTGGCTTTAGACCAACCAACTGGGTGAAGGCAGAGTAGAACAGGCCAAAGCTCATCGGGTATTTTTGGCTGTACAGCTGTTTAATCTTCTTGCCTTCTCCTACCCAGATTGTAGAAGTCTCATATTCGCCTATGGCGTCTAGCACAACAATAGCGGCGTCTACCATATTGGATGTGTAGTAGCCAGCACACGCATGGGAGTAGTGATGCTTGTAGCTTCTGCTTGGAACCTTGCCCAAGATAGTTTCTTTGTAGTAAGGCTTTCCCTCGCCAAAGCCGCCATGTCTAGCAATTCTTTGTCTCTTGAGCCAACGCTTCTCGTAATACGCCACCCTGTCTGGCGACCCGCCATACGTAAGGGCGTCTGCTATAAGCTCATCGTTTGTGAACCAGTCATTCTTTTCCTTGCTGTAACGCTCAGCGTGGCCAGCAAACAGAATCTCCCCGCCATCAATGACAGCTATTGCCGCGTCATGAGTGGTCTCGTTCACGCCAAAGATTCTCATGCGTCTAGTCTATAGTAGAATTAATTACATGCCCGAAACTAAACTTCCTTACAGGTTAGTAAAGAACGTACTAACTCCCTCTCAGTGCGCTACGTACAGAGAGTGGATAGATAAGTACGCGACAAAAGACCAGTTTCGCCCAGGATATAGGCTTGCCGCTGTACCTCTAGATCTTTTTAATACAGAAGAAAAGCCATTTCTTCAGCCACTAAGAATGGTTTTAAAAAAGGTAGACAAGTTTTTTAGGTCAAACTATGAAATTCAACACGAGTTTGGCATGAAACGTCTGTACGGAAACATCATGGACACTGGTGCAGAGAACCCCGCACACGACGACGACGGGGACCACTACGAAGGTAAGCCAGAAGTAGAGCTTCATTACTCATGCATTCTTATGTTGAATAGCGATTACGAAGGCGGAGAACTTTACTTTCAACACCACGGTCTAGAAGTTAAGTTGGAAGAGGGCGATTTAATTATGTTCCGGGGTAATGCCGAAAACCTACATGGAGTGCGTCCAGTAAAAGAAGGCAAGCGCTACAACTTTATTTTCTTCTTTAGAGACTACATCCCCAACGACTAACCATGAGCAAGCTTCCGCACGGAACCGAAGACTTTAAACTAGTAGAGGCGTTTATTGATTCTGACTATGCTCAAGCTATTGCTGATTATGCACTAGCAAACCCAGAAGCAGACGAACGAGAATTTTATCAAGTTCTAGGACTGTTTGGTCCAGAAGTCTACTCAACTAGAGAAGAAACTTTTAGTTTTGACCTAGAACAAAAACTTTATGACACCGTAGAGTTTGCATTAAAAGAGTTTGAAGACAGGTACGAACTACTAGGCCCACTGAAAGTAAATAGGTGCTATGTCAACATTATGCATCAGAATGCAGAATTAGCTGCCCACAATGATCAAGACAAGAACGTAAAAACAGGAACTAAGTCTTATATCGCAGCACTATTTTTAACGGATGACTATGAGGGCGGGGAGCTCACCTTTCCAGACATAGGCAAGTCAGTAAAACCCAAGAAGGGCGACTTAGTACTTTTCCCAGGACATTGCATTAATCATGGAGTAAATAAAGTTACTAAGGGCACAAGAGTAAATGTCTTGGCTATACTCCACGAGTCAATCCCTGAAAACGATAATCTCTAACGAGTCTCATAGCTATCTAAAAGCTCATATAACTTATATTTAGTTTTTAGCTTTCTTTTAGGAAAGTACGTAAAGTAGATACGAGTATCCCCCTTGTTAAAAGCGGTAGATATAAAGTATATTTCTCCTGCTTCTGGCCCACCTTCGGTGATTACGGGGATCTGCATGCAATCACCTCTAGTAGGAATGTCTACTATTTGACCCTCCCCCGCATCGTGGCCTCTAGCGTGATGAGCTAACAGGAAGATTGGGTGCATCCCAATTATCCCCTGTGCAGGGGATTTAGTGTTGTAGAGATCAAAATCACGCCATTCCGTTTCGGGATTTGCTTCTTTTGCCTCTTTTAAGTACCCAGAAAAATCTATCTTATCTTCAACAGTATGTTGGTCTACTAATCTGGCTACCTGCATCGCCCTCTGAGCTTCTACCAGTCCATCTATGTCATATGTGACAGTTTTTGGTTGGCCCATTTGTCTGAGAAGGCGCAGGTAATTATTGTAGTCATACTCGGCTCTTAATTGACTCATAGCCGCGATTGTTGCATTTGAATTAGACATTTGTACTCCTCGTGTCTAGTTAGTTATTTAGTTAGATCCCGTTCTCGGGGATTGTTATTAGTTTAACACTAATCTTTAGCTCGAACTTTGTCAATAAGGGCGTCTCTTAGTTCGTTTGCCTCGTCGCTTCTAAGTCCGCGGCGAGTGCTCTGAATCAAGCGCACAATCTTTTCGCGTTCGTCAGCCCGATTTTTACGCTCATGAGCCGCAGATTCACGTCCAAGGTGCCAGAAAAGCACCAAGATAATTATAAATTCTCCAACTAAGACGCCTACAGCGAGGTTAATAACGTTTAATTCAATCATGGATTTATCCTACAGTATCGGCTTGTATTAGTCGAAGCTCTCCGACTGGTCTTAAGTAGTCCTTAGTTACAAAGTATGCGGGGGGCCTACCGTTAGGGGCTCTCTTCCAATAGTCATTTTTAGCGTAATCACCCTTAGCATATCCATGGATTCTCATGGTTGGAAGTGTCCCAGTTACCAGCACATAGTAATCATCATCTGAGTCAGCATCTCTAACAATTAAGTTGTTCGAGTGGCTTGGAGTCCATCTGACTTGAATATTTACACCTAGATCAGAGCTTTTAAACGTATCAATACCACCATTCCAGTAGATGCCTAAAGCTTTTGCAACGCATAGCTCTGCTCCAGCGCCCTCTATGTCTTCGGTCCAACTTAGATCTAACGCTCCATGAGAGTTTTGGCTGCCTCTTTGCAGAGCAGTTCTTCGTCGTAGTGACCCTATTTCAGCAGCCATAGCGTATTCGTGCCAATCTAGCGTTACCTCTATCATGGTTTCCATCCTATACCCTTCTTTTATACAAACTTAGGTCTAAGTTTGTATGGAGTTTTTGCACGTAGTCCTCTGTACATTATCCAGCAAAATCGCGGTATTTGATATGCTATATTTAGTACTTTATTTAGAGGGTCTGTACTTAAATTCTGCAATTTCTACCTCTTCAGTACCTACTAGCGCTATAACTTTGTATATAGAAATATAGCCAGGCTCTTCAGCAATTAATTGGCTAGTAGTCAAATTGTCTACATCCCAGAGAGGTCTCCATCCAGGCTTAATTTGTCCCGTCCTATAGATGATGTACTTATCTGCATTGGGGTACTCAGACCACTCTATAGTGGCAAATATTGATCCCGCTTCCCGCTGAGTCACGCGAACAAAGAGCTCTATAGGCTCTTCGGGGTCAGGATTAATAATCTCAGGGTCTGGTACAATTGGCTCATCTATGGTAGGAGGCTCGGATGGTTCTGGCTCAGGGAGTACAGGTTCTGGGTCTACTGTGGGCTCTGGGCTCGGCTCTACTGGTATCTCTGGCTCTGGCGCAGGCTCTGGTTCGGGAACTGGTTCTGGTTCAGGCTCAACGACGGTCTCGCGCTCCACATTAACCACGCTGTTTCTGGCAGAGTTTCCATCACGAACAGCATTTGCTTCAGATTTGTCATATAAGTATGACTCGACGCTGTCGGGAGACGTAACAGCCCCGCCCGACATGTATGTTGCGACAACTCCAGCCACGAACGGCGCAGCCTGAGAAGTCCCACTTCTACGAGAAGAAATACTGTGGTCTAGGGAGTTTGCAGAATTTATGTAAACTCCAGGAGCAAAAATGTCTACGCAAGACCCCCAGTTAGAGAACGAGGCTCTAGCATCGTCCCTGTCTATGGCTCCTACAGCTATAACGCCAAAAGCACTAGCAGGAGAAAAAGTACAGGCATCTGCAGAAGAGTTTCCAGCAGCAGCAATGACTGTCATGCCAGATGCAATTAGTCTCATGGTGGCGGAGTTAACCTCTTCATCTCTTTCTCCACCTAGGCTCATATTTACAATTCCGGGGCCACCAGAGTGGTTAGCAAGAATCCAGTTAATTCCGTTAAGTAAGGTAGTAGTGTTTCCCCTACCATCACAATCTAAAACTCTTACTGGAACAATCGTTGCTCCCTTTGCTGCACCATAGTAAGAACCTGCAGCAATTCCAGCAACGTGAGTACCGTGCCCGTGGCAGTCAACTTGATCTAAATTTTGATTAAACGCGTCATAACCATCTACAACACGGGAGCCAAACTCTCTGTGAGTCGCATTTACACCAGTATCTACTATGTATATACGAACACCAGAACCATTACTTATATATGTATAAGCGCCGTCGCTAGTTCCATCAATTCGGTCTAGACCCCAAGGCACACCCACTTGGGTCTCCATAATGGTAAAAACCGTTTCTTCAGGCTCTGGCTCGGTTGCCACTGCAAAGCTAGGAACTGCAACGGCTATGACAGTAAGAGAGGCTAGTCCAACTAGTCCTTGAATCAGTTTTTTGAACATAAAAAGAAACGTAGCACACTAGTCAAAAAGTTGCAAGTATTTTTTTAAGATAAACTGTGTCTATGCCAGAACTTTACTATCTAGAGAAAAACGTTCTTTCTCCTGAAGAGTGCAAAACTTTAGCCGAGTATATTGAGTCAAACTCAGAAGATGATTATCGCCCGCACTATAAACATTCTGGCATGTTGTGGCAAGAGATTGCAACTAACAATGCCCCAGAAGAGCACATGCTTGTAGCAAAAGCACTAAAACTTGCAGATAAGACCTTTAAAGAAAACTACAAATTTACCTACAACAGATTTGAAATGAAGAGGCTTTTCGGAAACATCATGTATACGGGAGCACATAATTATGCTCACGACGACGACGGGGATGTTTATCCAGGCAAAAAAGATGTGGAAGAGCACTATTCTTGCATTTTGATGTTGAATAGCGAGTACACAGGGGGCGAGCTGTTTTTCGAACACCACAACGCTCAGGTTAGATTAGAAGCAGGCGATCTAATTATGTTTAGGGGGAATGCAGAAAACCTTCACGGAGTGCGAGAAGTTTTGTCGGGCAAGCGCGTAAATGTAATTATCTTTTTTAGAAATTTTTATTTGCCAGAGCCCTATGCAGATGACATTTGGCAAAAATTTCTTGACTCTTAAGGTGCTTCCATGTGGAGGCGATATTTATACTCTTGGAAATCCATAACTTCTGAATCAATCCACCAATCTTCATAGTGAAATCTTTTAACTAAGGAATATCCAAGAGAGTCTAAAATTTCCCGCTGAGCATCTCTTACAGAGTTTAATTTATAGTAATTAGAAGCATCATGCTCAAAAGTGATTACGTTAAACCTATAAACATTTAAAGGAAGAGCAATTAGCCCCAACAAAGATTGGGCAGGGTTACCCATAGGCCTTCCGTTAGGAAGATATCCACTATCAATGTCTACTTGAAGATAGTCAATTCTTAGCGGAAAGTTATTCTCTTCAAAATATTTTCTATAATCAAATTTTGTAGCGTCTTCCATTAGAGATGGATTTGCTCGTACTTCATTAAATTTTTTGCTTTGACCCTCGTCTAAGTCAAAGCTGACGCCCTTCCAACCATACTCTTTCTCTAGCTCATAGGTGTTGTTGCCCTCTATCGGGTCGGCAGAACCAAGCTCTACATAGTATCCGCCCCTTTTGTGACGATTTATATCTAAAACAAAATCTACAAAAGCTTTAGAGTTCAAGCTTTTCTCCTAAAAAAGTTGTGGCTTCTGATCCCTTAACGAAAGATGTAAATATATATCTTTCGCCTTCGGTTACTTCAGTTACTCCGTGTAAATATCCAGCATAGTGCACAACCATGTCGCCCTCTTGGGGTTTGTACTCTATGTTTAAATCTTTATAGTGTATTTTTCCACCAGAGTAGTTGTCATTTAGATAAATAACTATTCCATACATATTGTCTAAATCAGAAACTTCGACATTATCTTTGTGGTACTCCATAGATCGTCCATCAGAAAGAGTACGATTTACGTTTCCTATCTGAGTTATTTGATTGTAATTTTTAAAACACTCAAAAACTTTATTAGAAATATCATTAATTATCGATTGAGCAGCTAAGGAAAATTGTTGGAAGTTAGTAGCTCTATTAACCCAAAAAGAGTTTGAGTCTAGCCCCATGTTTTCGTTCCATGCTTTATTGTCTAGTGCTCTTATCTCTTGAACTATTGACTCTAAGTCGCTGTCAGAAATAAAGCCGTGAACAACCCAGATATTTTTATCTAGTTTTTCAATTTTCATTAATCTTTTTGGGAGTCCCAGGTCGACGGACCGTGATTAGCCTCTACTGCTTTTTTGTGGATTGCATCTTCATAAAGCCTAATTATGTGTATACATATGTCATTTCCTTCTTGTAAGAAAGTTTCTTCTGGCTCTGACATTGGCATACCATCATGGGCATAGCATATGGCTGGACCGCACCAGCCCATCTCGATTCCATGTTTTAACCATGCTTCAAAATCTTGCATAGTAAAACTATACCGCAAAAAATAAAGGCCCTGCAATTAAGCAGGGCCAATATTTTTATGCTGTATTAGATAGCTTTGTTGCCGTCAGTTGCACTTCCTGTAGAAGAGTCTTCTACGTACATTGGCTCAGCATTTGGATCAGCATCGGCATAAGCCTGACCGCCAAACGCGGAGTTGATTTCTTGCATGTCAAGCTTGCCATCAATCATGTAAGCACGAGACAGGTTTTCTGCAACGTCCATTACGCCGATAAATGCGGCCATAGCTCCAGCCTGCCAGAGTTCTACTCCAGCGAAAGAACCACCAGCAAAGGTTCCGCTAATGCGGAGAATGATTAGTGCTGCGGTTCTACGGAATACTTCAGCGAATACTCCCATTGGTTTGTCTCCTAGGTTTGTGGGTTAATTAACTCACCTCTCTCCCTAGGCAGTTCTATTTTACCAGACTTCTGGCGAGGGGGTCTTTCTAATAGCTCTAGCTCGACCACGCCTCATGAGCTTACGCTGCTCTTCTGTAGTTCCGCCCCAAATCCCGATTTCAACATTTATAAGTGCATACTCTAAACACGGAACTTTTAGCGGACAGGTCTCACAAATTTTTTTGGCGGCAGCCATGTCTCTGTATTTACTAATATTTCTCCCCATAAAATCAAAACCTTCTTGGGGGAAAAACATCTCTGGATCTGTCTGAGCACAAGCTGGGTCGTCGTCTAGTATAAATTGTGGAATCTCTAGCCTAGTGACCCTACGCTTTACGCTCATTAAGTTATCCTCTGCTGGTATTAAATCCCGTTCCTTTGAAGTTAATCGTTGGAGCGGTGAACTTACGTACCAGTCTACTACCGCAGTCGGGCTTTCCGCAAATCGTTTGAGCAGGCGTTTCGCTCATTCCGTGAACTATTTCGTGCGGGTGTTTATTTGCCTCACAAACATATAAATAAGTTGGCACTAGTCCCTCTTTCTGTAAGACAAAACAACATTTTTATTTAATTTATTTGCAGAAGACGAAAATACGGAGACTGACATTTTTCCGCTATCAGCCGCCCCAACTTGCAGCATGTTGTTTATTTGTTTCGTTGTATTAGTCATCTGATGAGTATCAGTTAAATTCATAGAAATTAGTCCTGAATTTTGTAGAAGAGAGTCAACCTTTTCTACAAAGTCTTTCTCTAAAAATTTGCTATCAATCTCGGGACCAGAAAACACATCAACAAAAATAAAATCGTATTTTTCCGAGCCATCGGCATTCATAATTTCTTCATATGCGTCGCCGCACACTATTTCTATTAAAGAAGGATTTTTTAAGGGAAGAGTTCCTTCAACAAAATCAATGATTTCTTGATTAATTTCTATAACTTTTTGTCTTGACGACGGCCTAGTTGCCTCTATATATCGAGCAACAGAATAAGCACCGCCTCCTAAGAAAAGCGATTTGACAGGAGCATTGGGGAAAAAGACAAAATCAACTAAAAACCCTACTTCTTTTATGTAGTTAAAATGCAGATGCTCAGGGGTTTTTACGTTTACTGCAGAATGAAGGAGCCCATCTAGGCTAAGCAGCAAGACGTCAGAATTGCCAGGGTCAAAGTAAAACTCGGCATGCGTCCCGTCTTTTAGTTTTTTAGACACTAATGCCACAGGGCCACCACTGCATACTTTGTTCCTGACATTACTTTCCTAGATGCGTGCTTAAAATTTTCCGAGTCTGCTAAAAACAATACCGCACTATTAGCAGGAGGTTTTAGAGTCATATTTATATTGGGAAACTCAATCTCCCCGCCCGTATAGTCATCATTTGGGTAGTAGACCATAGTCACTTTGCGAGGAAATTCTTCAGTAGAGTCGATGTGCGGGACTATAAACTGTCCTTCCGTGTATCGAAGAAGCTGATAATTTTCTTCTCTAGACTTAACGCTTACCAAATTAGACTCAATAAAATCTTTTTCGCATTCTTTAAAAAGCTCGTCAATTAATCCATTGAGAAGTCGAACCCCGTCGGCTTCTTCGCCTGTTAAGTCTCTAGGGATGCCCACAATATCAGCGTCTCTAATTTCTTTTAAACTTTTTCCCCGATGCTCTTTGTATCTTGATTCAGCTATTAAAGCTTCTTGCCAAGGAAGTTCTCCCTCAGCAATAATAGATAGAGTAGTTTTAATATTTTTATCTACATTTAAATATAAACATAAGCCCAGAAAAAGTTCTATTTTATCCATTAGTTAATCTTTTTCTGTGCTCTTCAAAAAATAAGTCCGCGCAGTGGATGTGATAGTGGACCCCATTATGGGGAGGATTGTCTGTTGCTTTGTGAAAAATAGAGTATAGTTCTTCGTTTTCAACAGGATGACATGAAGACACTAAAGAAGAATCTAGTGCAAATTTATTTCTTTGATCGTCTAAAGCTAAAATATCAAAATAAACATAGTTTTTATAGTACCTCTGGGCTACGTCTTTTTCTTTTAACTTTTTAATGTACAAATTATCGGGAGACCAGATTGTCCAATATAAATCTATTTTTTCTGCTTGGCAATAATCTTCTAGAATATTTATCCATTGAAGAGAATTCATTATAGTTTGCTCAAAATTTATAATATTTTCCACATCGTGGGGACGCTTACTTAGTGTAGGGACACCCGCGCCTCCTCTATAGAGGTGCAGCTGAGCATTTATAGGCCCAATATGTTTTCTACGAGTCTGAGAAACTAAAGCAGAGGGACTAGAAAAAAGTAAAAATCTTGACATGTCTGGGTAAGCTATAAAAATTTTTTCAGGTTTTCCATAAACTCTAATGTAATGTAGAACATCATTAGTTATGCTTTGTATAGACCCCCCAGGAGCCGCAAGATTTACGCAGTCAACGTCAAAATCTATTTTTGAAATTTTTTTCGAGAGCCGCACGGGCCATATCTCATTTTCAGGGAGTCCCTGACCAAATGTTTGTGAACAACCAGCAAAAATAATTTTTTTATTTTTTTCAAATTCAGGGCTACGATACCCATGAGAATTAATTCTGTACTGCTGAATTTTATCTCTTCCGTCAGGAGTCCCGTATTCTGGCCATTGCCCTAGAGGTTCGCAGCTCTTTAAAAAATTAGAGTAGAAAAGGTAATAATCAGACGACTCAAACTCAGAAATTTTTTCCGAGTCGTCATAAAAATTTTTAAAAGAAAACTCCATTAGAGTATTCTACGTTAAAAATCCCAGTCGTCGTCAGTGATTGCCTCATGCTTGCCCATCACGTAGCTCGAGCCAGAGCCAGAGAAGAAGTCGTGGTTTTCGTCCGAGTTAGGCGATAGAGCAGACAAAATAGCTGGGTTTACGTCGCAAATCTCTTTAGGAAACAGGGCGTCGTAGCCCAAGTTCATCAGAGCCTTGTTTGCGTTGTAGTGCAAGAACTTTTTAACGTCCTCAGCCAGTCCCATGTCATCGTACAAGTCGTGGGTGTACTTAAGCTCGTTCTCATACAGCTCCATGAGTAGATCGTAGGCGTACTGCTTAAGCTCTTCCTGACGCTCCTTGCTTTCTTCGGCAAGAGCAAGCTGGAACTTGTAGCCAATGTAGTATCCGTGCACAGCCTCATCGCGAATAATCAGACGAATCAGGTCAGCAGTGTTGGTCAGCTTTGCCCTTGAGGACCAGTACATCGGCAGGTAAAAGCCGCTGTAGAAGAGGAAGGACTCCAGCAGCGTCGAGGCGACCTTACGCTTCAGTGGGTCATCTCCGTTGTAGTAGCCAAGAACAATCTCTGCCTTCTTCTGCAGGTAGGGGTTGTTTTCAGACCAACGGAAAGCCTCGTCAATGTCCTGAGTAGAGCACAGCGTCGAGAAAACTGACGAGTAGCTCTTAGCGTGCACAGACTCCATGAAGGCGATGTTGGTGATTACTGCTTCTTCGTGCTGAGTTCGGCTATCAGGAAGCAAACTCATCGCTCCTACGGTACCCTGAATGGTGTCGAGCATGGTCAGACCAGTAAAGACCCTCATGGTGAGCTGTTGCTCTTCAGGTGTAAGCGTGCTCCAAGATTGCATGTCATTAGACAGAGCAATCTTCTCTGGTAGCCAGAAGTTCTGAGTTAGACGATTCCAAACATCTAGATCTACTGAATCTTCAATCTTGTTCCAGTTAACGGGACGGGTAATCAATTTTCTCCTTTAGAGCATGCAACTTACGCAGTTCTCGGCCTCTGTCCCTTCGAGAGCTGCTTGACGGATACGGATGTAGTAAATGGTCTTGATGCCCTTGCGCCACGCATAAATCTGCGAGCGGTTGACATCTCGTGTCGTGGCATCGTCTTTAAAGAACAATGTCAGCGACAGGCCTTGGTCAACGTGCTGGCTAGCAGCAGCGTAGACATCAATAATCTTTTCTGGGCCAATTTCATAGGCGTCTTGGAAGTACTCCATGTTGTCGTTAGTCAAACCAGGGGCAGGGTAGTAGACGCGTCCAAGCTTTCCTTCCTTGCGGACCTCGATAGGTGCAGCAATTGGGTGGATAGAGCTGGTGGAGTTGTTTACGTAGCTGATTGAGCCAGTAGGTGGCACGGCCTGGAGGTTCTGGTTGTAAAGTCCGTGCTCCATTACGAAGTCACGTAGATCTTCCCAGTCCTTCTTCTTCGGGATGCGAATCTTGGCAGACTTAAATAGCTCCTTGACCTTCTCGGTCTGAGGTTCCCACTTTTGCTCAATATACTTAGCAAAAAAGCTGCCGTCTGCATACTGGGACTTCTCAAAGCCATCGAAAGGACTCTTAGTTTCTTGAGCCATCTCTGCCGACGCCTTTAGAGCGTTGTAGAGAATAGTCATGAAGTAGATGTTGGTGAAGTCTAAAGACTCTTCGTCGCCATAGTGCATACGAGCTTCGCCAAAGTAGCCGTGGAGGTTCATCTGGCCTAGGCCAATCGCACGTGACTTCTTGTTACCTTCAGCAATAGACATAACAGACTTGATGTAACTTAGGTCAGCCACAGCAGTCAAAGCCTTGATTGCAGTCTTTACAGACTGAGCAAAGTCAGGAGACTTCATCATGTTTGCAATATTGAGCGAGCCAAGGTTGCAGGAGATGTCCTTGCCAATCTTCTTGTAGCTCAAATCCTCGTTGTAGGTGGTTGGGGTGTTCACCTGCAGAATCTCGGAGCAAAGGTTTGACATATTAATACGTCCGTCAATTGGGTTAGCGGCGTTTACCGTGTCCTCATAGACGATGTAAGGATAGCCAGACTCGAACTGGAGCTCTGCAATACGCTGTAAAAGTTCACGTGCCTTAATCTTGGTTTTCTTAATGCGAGCATCGTCAACCATTTCTTGGTAGTGCTCGGTTACAGAGATGTCACCAAACGGCTTTCCATAGACCTTCTCAACGTCGTATGGGGAGAACAGGTACATGTCATCGCCGTTCTTAGCCAGCTCCATAGTGATGTCAGGGATAACTACACCAATAGATAGTGTCTTGATACGAATCTTCTCGTCTGCGTTCTCGCGCTTGGTGTCCAAGAACTTCATGATGTCGGGGTGGTGGACATTTAGGTAAACGGCTCCTGCACCCTGACGAGCTCCTAGCTGGTTTGCATAAGAGAAAGCGTCCTCTAGAAGCTTCATCACGGGGATGACGCCAGATGACTGGTTCTCAATCTTCTTAATAGGAGCGCCCAGCTCACGCAAGTTAGAGAGGTTCAGGGCTACACCGCCACCGCGCTTGGAAAGCTGCAGGGCGGAGTTGATGCCGCGTGAGATTGACTCCATGTTGTCTTCGATGCGGAGCAGGAAGCAGGAGACAAACTCACCGCGCTGCTTCTTACCTGCGTTCAAGAACGTAGGGGTAGCTGGCTGGAAACGACCAGAGATAATCTCGTCTACCAGACTCTTGGCAAACTCTTCGTCTCCCTTGGCCAACATAAGGGCGTTCATTACAACGCGGTCCTCGAAGCGCTCTAGGTAGCGGTTACCGTCAAAAGTCTTGAGGGCATAAGAAGTGTAGAACTTATAGGCACCAACAAATGTTGGAAAGCGGAACCTGTAGTCGTAAGCCTGCTTGAAGAGTGCCTTAATAAATTCAGGAGAGTACTGGTCTAGGATTTCCTTCTCGTAGTACTCCTCCTCTACTAGGTACTCGAGCTTTTCTTCAATGCTGTGGAAGAACACGGTGTTCTGGTTTACGTGGTCCAAGAAGTAGCGACGTGCTGCTTCTTTGTCTTTATCGAACTGAATTGTCTTGCCTTCACCCCAAAGGTTTAGCATTGCGTTTAGTTCGTGGTAGCTGTAATTGTCCACAGTTGCTCAAGCCTCTCTTTAACTTGTTCTACGTCGTATGGCGTACCCATAATCTCTACGCGATACAACAAAGGTACACCTGTTTTTGCTGCAATCATCTCAGCCGCTCCACAATAGTGGTCGCCGAAATTAGTATTGCCGAAGCCGACAACA